TCCATCCTATTTGTACCTTCTGTGTAGGAGTTAATTTAAGCCAAGGATCATTTTGGTCAAATCTAGAGAATTTATATACTTGGTTATTGTAGCCATTGATAAACTCCTTGCCTACAGAATCATAAGCTGACATCTGCCAACCGTGCCAACTGTTAGCAGCGAACTCTACATAAGTAGGTGAGGCATACCACGAGCTGAATGTATTAGATGTAACGGCACTGCCTTTAAGTTCTCCATCATAGAACTCCTGAAATGTTACTCTAAAGTTGTTTAGTGGTGTAGTAATTACATCGACCGTATCTCCATCTATCACACTGTACACACTAGAAACGTAGCTCTTTATTACGTCCTGCACCTTAAACACTGCTTGCGTTTTGCTAGGTATAAGATATACCTGTTGTGTGCTTATGAGTGTGTTGTCTCCTGCTGGGTCTAGATATACTTTGCACACTATTTTAAACCCTGTCTGTGGCTGTGTAGTGTTAGTATTTAGTAAGAAATCAATGGGGGAGAATGCAGGTCTTACTAGTGTTGTGGTCGGTTGGTCTTGTATCTCTATTGCCATCTATTATAATATACGTTTATGGTGCTTAAAATTTAGGGTACTAAAAAAGGGTGTCGGTTTACAAGCCAATCACCCTTTAAAATTATAACAATATATGCAAATAAACACTACGAATATACACTTTACTTATTACTTGCTAGTATTTTTATAATGTAATCACTATAAAAGTCTACTACGTTTACTTCAAAGTCAAGCAGTCTCTGGTCATTGATTACATTTGAATAGAAGTTAGTTTTCTTTGTGCCGTTCTTGTAGATGCCGTATGATATGGCAAAGGCTAAACTGTTCAGTAGGTCGTCTGCACTCTTACGTTTACCGCTCTTTGTCTTGCTGTTCTTTGCCTGTCTAAAGTTCTTAGGTATTATACCTCTGTTTCTCATAAACTTTCTAATGGCTTTTATAGGCGGTCGCTTGTTTGTGTACTTAAACTGTGATCTGTTTTTGTTATTGATTGCACCGCTCACACCTTCATCTAGATACTCGTAATAGTCTGGCATATTAAGTACCACTTTAAACCCACCGCCTTCTATGCTGACGGGCTTAGTATTAAACTCCCCTATGCTCTGAGCAGTGACACCACTCGAGTACCTGTCTACATCTTTAAGACTTTGGATTAGGTCGTCCACTATGCCCTGCCAATACTTGTCTAAATTGCTATAAAGTTCTTTTTGCATCTTTGATTTGTTCTTCTTCTTCGTCTCTCTTTTCCTTCATATACGCCCACCAATTTAGAAACTCTAAGCCGCCTAACTTAAACACCTCATTAATTGATATGTTATGCAAGTCTGCCATTGCTTCTATTATTGTGAATAGCCCCCATCTGCTTCCAAAATCTCTTTGCTCACCTCCAGCATCGCCTCCATCCGTTGATTTAAAAAGACCTCGGTATTTGGATAGTAGAGATTCCATCGATTGAAAAAAAAAACGTGTGTAGTGTACAGAAGGTATAGCGGTATATCTCTTACTAGTGTTGCCCTTTCTGATAGTGTCTGGTGTTCTATCTTATCACACTTCATTATACTAGCAAGCCTTTGATCCATTATCCTTATAGGTTGCCCGCTGTTATCTTTGAGTAGATTAATGTTATCTAGTAATTGCCCTGCGTTTATCTTGCGGGGGTCTGCTTGTATCTTATAAATGTCATTGCCTATCTTTATCTTGTCAAGTATTTTGTGACTATTCCATTTGTGAAAGTCTACTTTAGCGTAAGCATCTGCCATCTTGTCAAGCTCCTTACGTGGCATTTTAAGAGTATCGTCGTATGTGACACCCTTAAGAATTGACACGCAGTAAACCACCTTCTCGAATGATGACAACTCTTGATCTATTGCTTGGATGTCTTGAAACATCCCTACTGTTATTTTTTTGTATAAACTCATTATGCTACAACGTATTTTCCGTATCCTTTCTTTGCAAACTTATGATAAACTAAGTACCTGAGTGCATCTATAGCGTGGTTATCTTTATCAACTGGGACATTCAATGTGTTGCCGTCTCTGTCCACCTTCCACTTGTAGCTACTTAGTTCTTTAATTAGGTTCTTACTATCAGCGTGTACATTAATAGAGTAACCCTTTAACAAAGATAAGCCAAAATTAACAGAGTCCTTCTCTTTCTTTACACCGTCAACCGTCCACCTCATACGTCTTAGTTCTTCTATACTCTTAGGCTCTGCACTGTCAGCTACTATCAAAGATGACCTGCTAACCTTTAGCCTGTCCATCTCGTTACTTATGTCTGGATTAGTTAAACCTGTCTCATAGATGACATCTCTTACCCATAGCTCTCCGTCCTGCGTTCTTACCTCTATTAGCGAAGTGGGATCGTTTGTAAAACCAAAGTCAAGCCCATAGCCTAGCAGCTTCTTATCCTCGAATGATTCTTTTGTTATGTACCACTTCTTTAGTACTAGACCCTCTATTCTTCCAGTCCTACCCCTAGCGTAAACCTTCCAAAGTTCTAGATCCTTATCCTTTAACCCCTCAATCTTCTCTCTTATCTTAGCGGTAAGGAATGGGTTATGTCGGTGGTCTGATATGATTAGTTGTGTGCTTGTCTGAGGTATGACTTTTTCGTGTACCCAAAAGGATGTGTCCGGATTATAGTCTATGTACGTCCTTAGCCTAGTTCTAAGATGGAGCTGCTCAAATACAATATAAGGGATACCATTAGCCTCATTAATAAATAGATAATCACGCTTACCACTCTTAGCATCTTGGTCATTGTCATAGCTATTAAACTCTATAGTGCTGCCATTAAAGAACGTGAAGATTCTCTCGCTCCTATTGTACGCCTTTAGCTCTTGCTTGAATAGGTCTGTGTTGTTGTGGATGTCTATTGCATCACGTAACGCCCCTACTTTAAGATTAGGTATATCTTGACCACAAACAGTGATAGTACACTTAGACTGCACCGCTAAGGTGAACAGCACTTGAAGGATAGCGTATGTCTTACCGCTTGACGTACCGCCTTGGTTTACTACTACGTCGTGGGTGCTGTTGTAGTTGGCTCTGAATAGACTACCTGTTTTCAATCTTCTATATCCTTCTCTGCTCCTGAAAGTGGTACGTTTGTATCTATTACCTCTATTGTCAAGTCTCTTATGGTTGTCTCTTGCTTGACTTCTTGCTTATCGCTTAGCCCATTTAGCCTAGCAACTAAGTGAGGAGCTTTGTATTGACCCGTTAAACTTCCGCTTATTTGATCTGTCTCCCATTCCATTCTCGCACACGTAACGACTCCCAAATAGTCTTCATAAGCGTTATTGTGATTGTCTATGTATTGATGTATATGGTGACCCAACTCTCTGTATGCCCACGACTCAAAACCTTGTCTTAAATATGGTTTTTTTCTGCTGATAGTTTTGATGTCCCCTTTGTTACTTAGTACCGAGTCATTGTAAGGGTCTTCGTCTACATACCCCTTGTAATCATCCCATAGCTTTAAAAAGTCTTTAGGTGTTTTAATATATTTTGTTAGTCCTTTTTTAGTTCCCATCTTGTTTGACTGCTTGGTTATGTAAGTCTATCATTATATCTGCACATTGTTTATTATTAAAAGAATACCATTCTCTTCTTACCCTATGTTTTATAAATGCAGTTTTTAAATTAGACTCTATGTCATAAACATTATTCATAAAATGAATTGAAAGTATTTCCAAATTAAACGGAACGTAAGAATCTATGTCTGTAATTCTTCTCTTTGGATTACGGCTTACCCCAATTTTACAGAAGTTAGTACCTTCACATCTTATAAAATAAATATACCCATTTGGATTTTTATTTTTGTTTACGCTATCAATACCGCTGTAATCCCTTTTTTTAGGTACTATTATATAATTACCGTCTTCATTCTTTTTGTAAGGCAACTGCCACATCTTCTCTGGTGTCTCTATGTATTTCTTCTTAGCCATATTAATTTATTATATATTTAAGTAGTTGTACAATTATAAATACGATAAATGTTAGCAATGTCATCACAGCACAACTAAATGCTGCAAGGAATAACCCCTCTATAAATAGCTCTATACACTTCTTGTACTTTACCATTGAAAACCTCTACAATATTCATCTCCATTTATAGGGCTTGACATAGTAACAAACCAAGGAGCGTTGGTACAGTTGTTTGTAATCTTGTAACCCCACGTTAGCTGTCTGCCGTCTACTGTCCAACTGCTGCCACTCCATCCCTCTACTTGACCACAATAGCAGTCTACTACTTCCTCTTCTTGCTCTGGTAACGATGGCTCTTCTTGACATCCTATTGCAAGGATGGCTATTAGTATTATTATGTATTTCATATCTCTAGTCTCTTTATTATTTCATCTGCTTGCTCTTCTGCACATTCTATAGTGTTATCAATAGGCTCACACTCATCTGAGTTTTCAATCGCATAAGCATTGTACCCTACTAATGCATCAATGAGTTTCTGTCTAGTTGTGTTTATGTTCATTCCGTTTCCTCTGTAGGTTCTTCTGTTGGTGTTACTTTCTTTTTAC